AGCAGCGTACTGCTTGCCAGGAGTCTTCGTGATTGTAACGCCGTCGATAAAATACTTATTACGAGATGCGAAAGCTGCAGCAGACGGATCTGTGTAATAAACATTAGCGTTAAAACGAACTTTAGCTGCCCAGTTCAGTGTGTCGTTTGCATCGTCATCGTCGTATGGCATAGCGGTGAGTGTAACAACACCAGAAGCAGCCTCTGCTGTTACGCGAGCGCGCTTCCACTGACCATTGATCAGATTTGCAATACCTGTAGCAATAGCTTCTGCATCGTCACCAACCTTTGTAACGTACTCATAAGACTCCGTCCACTTGCGATAGCGAGTTGGCATATCCTTAAATGTAAGGCGTACGATGATACGCTTCTCACCGAGTTTCAGCGTATTAGATACCTCTGTACCCATGTTGCTAAAATCGATTTTGACAACGTCTTCTGTATCAGCCTTATATGTCATCTTGTGGAATGACTTGATATCAGCCTTATTGATGATATTAGACCATTTAACGATAGGAAGATATTCTACACTGCCGTCAGCGTTGCGCTTAGCAAAGTTTTTACCAGTAACAACACCAATCTTAATACGCTTTGTGTTTTCATCAACTGTATAAAGACTCTCAGCAGGTGCGTCTTCGTCGCAGTTCATAAATACGAACTTACCCTTATCGGCAGATGGAGTTGTCATGTTTGTAGCAGCTGCAGGAGCTGCAGAAAGTACTGATGCGTCCTCGTTGGTAACGAGAACAGTGTTTACGTATGTAATCATAATTAATTAAATTTTTTCTACTCCCCCTATATGCATATGTTCCAGATTGGAACGTAAGTCTAGACCTAACTAGCCGGGGTTTCCACGTTAAAATTTATTGTGCATTAATCTTATTCTTGTGTCATTACTTCATTGGTCAATGTACGATAGCGTTCATCTTTCTAATTTTCTACGTACATTTGAGCAGCCATCTTTATTATCTCATATAACACATTCTCTTCGAATTCTTTGTATTCGTCGTGAGGATGTAAAAGAGTAATTTCTTCAGGCTGGCGTAAATACCCAAGTCTATAAGATTTTATAATATATTTTTTATCTGTAAGCAATTTACATCCATGATCAAATCTGACTCGCAACGGTCTAGCTCTATGATATTTATAATGAAAATCTGTCAAGCTATTGTTGACTCTATACATAAAACTATCAGCGGTGCATTCAAAAACACAAGTGTCCATTGGATGTTTACCGTCCGGAGAATCTATAATAACGTCTTCATTTAAAGAATACATAAAATTATCCGGATAATGTACTTCATATTCATCATATGACGCATGGTGTTTCACATTGCTTACCTATAAAGGTGTTTCAATAAACAATTTGATTAGGTCCATACGGCGTTTATCGTTTTGTTCGTAAGACGTCCTATGCAATAAATCGCCGTTGAACCTCAATTTAACAAATTTTGCAACAGCTTGATTTAACCAAAATAAAGAATCATCTGTAGCAGGTTTCCCAATAACATCATCAATTTTATTGATTTCGCGTTCAAAGTTTGTAAGTATTTCAATATAGGTCATCTGTTACTCCTTTCTTCTTTAGGTTGTCTACGCTCTTCTTTAGGCTGTGTTGCCTATAGATGACGTATATATAAATCTAGTGCGCCGTTAACAAGAGGCTCAAAACATTCATAAGGAAGCTCGCACGCGGTATCTGTTAGTATACTAAACTTTGATGGTAATCGTAGATATATGAGGTCAACAGCATCTACTGTTGTATACTTATCGTGTACGACCTTAAGTTTGTCGCCTTCTAATATGGCAACTGGATTACGCAATATGCGACCGTCGTTGTAATAACTCTCAATCGCATACATCATGTCTGACTGCTTATACAGTACGTTTGGTACAGTTGTATGTTTGATGTAATTTTTGTATGTACCAAAAACCTCACTAGTTGATCTAATGTACTGATAATAATCGCTTGGGAGGTCGAATGTTTTGTTTTTTATGTCACTAGTCTAATCTTTAACTCCAGGTAGGAGTTTTTTATGAGACGTAAGTGTACGCAGCACATCTTGTATCAGGATTGAAGGCCGCACACCAGATTCTGTCTGATCTTCAGACATATAAAGCTGTTGTATATACTAAAGCTAATATTGGTTGAGGAAAGAGTATATATCTTCCGTATCAACTTTAGCAATAGTTTTTGCTGCTGGGAACATCGTCTGAAGCCTGCGTTCAAACTCAATACCCAGCCGTCGTGTTTGTTCTATTGTCATGCTTCAAGCGTTCTTGTTTGTACTTTGGCTTGTAGCCTTGTAGATTCGATATTCTCCAAAGACATAACCAAAGCTAAGTTAATTAATTCTTCCGCCATAGAATCGGATAATTCAAAAACAGTATCACCAAAGTCAGCTATTCGTTTATTATCTTTTATTAAAGCAAACTTTTTAGGATTTTGTATATATTGTACAGAAGTTGATCCTCTGAATGACATGTTATACAAGTCCTTCCACATGCTGTCTACAAGCACATATACCGTATCACCCTCAATATAACAAACAGGTTGTTTTATCCATGGCATGTTATATGGGGTTGCAAAGAATTTTTGTGCTGTTTCGTGAGAAACCAAAGATATCGGCCATACTCTATTATTTGGTTTATCCATTGGTTGATTAGAGCGCTTTTTGCCGTATCTTAGATTTATTTGTGAAGATACTAAATATAAACTTTCTTCAGGTAGTTTATAATAATATCTGTTTGTTATATAACCGTTTGCTCGTTTTAGAGTAACTTTAGTTTCTGTTATTAGCGGACGTATATCTTCTATTGATTTACTATCACTCTCGAATGTAGCTTGTCTTGGATTATTACCGGTAACTTTTTCTCCAATAATTGCAAGATATGCTTTGTCAAGGATAGTAGCAATTTCATATTTAGTAAGAGACGGATATGACGAAGTAACATTTGCCTTGTCATATTCAATCATGAATTTAGTATATATGTCGTTATGCGTCATATCGTGTCGTTTAATTACTTGTTTTGAGTTTCTGTTATTATAGCCATTTTTAGATCCTGGTTTTTCTTAGAATCTAAATATGCGATAGCATCTTCAAGTGAATCGGCAAACATGTCAGAACCATAAAAGTAATGTGTTTTGTCTTTTCTAATCACACCCTTGGCTATAGCTTCTTCCAAAATAAACTCTGTCTCCTTACTCTTATTATCAACCCATTTTTCAAAGAATCTCTTCGGCTGCTTGTCAACAAAATTAAACAAAGTAGATTCTATGAGTTCGTTAGACATATTGTCAGCTTTAACACCAAATAGACGCAGACATTTACGCATCTGCTCTAATGACATTTTATCAAACTCTTTAATAGCTTCCCTACGTAGTTTATTAACTTTGTTTGCCTCAACAGCTTCTGCTTCACGATTGATGAGTATGTAATCTTTACCTGCGTTTAACTTGTCCAAAGACGTAGCTACTCGTTTGTGACCGCTCAGGAATTTAATGATCATATCCTAACGTGGAATTTGATCATCTAAAATTACAGTGCGTGCTCCTACTTTTACGCAAAACGTTGTCCAAAAATCACTTTGTTTTGAAAGATGACCTTGTTCATAACCTAACGCTTTTTCAAAATATCTCTCATCCTCGGGTGTCAAACCGGTATAAATCGACCCAGACCTTGTAAAATACGGAGCTATATAATCACAACAATTCTTATATTTTATCAATCCGGCCCAGGGATTATTCTTTCTAATTTTTAATTCGTATAACATATGTTCTAAATTAATGTGTTATGGGGGCTCATACGAGCCCCGTTAAACACTTATATCTTATTCATTAGGCCCCAACGCGAGCACCACCCATATTGCTGATCTCAACGTCTTCTGCATCACAATACAGAATACCGCAAGACAGTGGGTTGCGCAGCATAATACCTTCCTCACCGAGGAAGTGAACCTGGTAACCATCACGACTGTTTGAACGCAGTGTATTAATGCTGTTACCGTAACCACTTGGGATTACAGAACCACCAGTAGTCCACTGTACAAATTCACGACCCTTACGACACACTTTAACAACATTTGCCTGACCGTCACGAGAACCGAGGTCAACAAACATAAATGTGTAAGACATCAGTGGTTTGCCTGTCAGAGGATGTAACTGACGGAACATCTCCATATTATCAAACAGAGGACAACGCTTCAGTGTCAGTTCGATACCGTTAGTCATCTTGTAAGTAGTAAACTGTCCACCAAGAGTCAGCTCCTGACCAGAACCTGTTACAAACTTAGTGTCGATGAGGTTAAATGTAGCAACCTTCTCCTTCAGGATACGGTCAAACTCACGAATACCCATCTCACCAGTGAGGGCAATAAACTTACGCTCATTAGTACCAAGAATGTTGTAGCACAGATCGAAGAGATAATCCTCGAGTAGCTCAGCAGTCAGAGTTGTGTAGTAACGAACATTAGCAGGACTTATCTGCTCAAACAGACCTGCAGACACAGGAACAGGACGTCCGTTTGTACCTTTGAGAGCATAGGTACCGTCTGCGTTACGATTTGACTTAGAGAAGAGCAGGAACTTTTCCTCACGCTTCTTCCACTCACGAAGAGCAATCCAGTACTGATAATCAGACCACAGATAAGAAGTCTTACCAGTCTCGGGATCCTTCAGAGCGATTGCCAGCACTGTGCTATAAGCATCACCTGTAATATCGTAAGACAAACGAAGAGTTGTAAGATTGTTGCGCATCTTAAACGGAGTCTGATAGTTGATGATATCAGCCTCGTCGCTGTACTCCTCATATGCAGAACCAATACGGCTTACCTGACGACCAGGAAGCAGGAATTCACCTGGAATATATGCACCGGCAAAACCTTCTGCAACATAGCACTCATATACCCAAGCGCTACCATCTTGATAAGGTACACCATTTACGCGAACCTGGAAATTAACATCGTCAAAACTGAGTACTGCACCAGGGCCAAACCAACGCTCTTCGAGAGCGAGGTAAATAGGAGTGCCATTCAGACCAGCTGTAGCCTCTGTATAGTTTGCAGCTGTAATCTCTTTGCCATCCCACTTTGCCCAACGAATATTAACAGCGTGATCGCTGTCGATCATTACAGACCATTCGTATTCACGGTTCTCAATAATCATTGTCTTGCCCAGACCGCCAGTAATCAGGTCGATTGCAGTAGAAACACCGTCGTCCTTCGTACCGAATACGAGAGACAGAAGACCAGATACCTCATGAGGACGAGTCAAAAGAGCATTAGAAATCATGTTTTCATCTACCAGGTCCGAGAAACGACGTCCACGATACAGCTGGAGATTGTTAAGTAAACTATTATTCATATATGTTTTAATTGTTTATATTTGATCAGAACATACCGGCCAATAGGTCTGTGGCTGATTTTTGTTTATTATCGGCATTATACGTACTATGGTTTTTAGTACTATGCCTTAACATCTTTCTAAGTTTTTCAGCAGCGGATGATTCGCCATTTGTTCTTGCACTTGAAATAAGGGCATCAGCTTTCATCGTAAAGTATGCAGACTCAATCAGGTTCTTTGATAGATTTTCATTGAAGTCTTTGGAATATTGAGACATTCCATTTTGATCTACTTTGAAAATATAATCAAACAATGCTTTACGATCTTCTTTTGGAATAGCAATACCACGAATATTAGTTAACGAATTGATGTCGTTAGTAACCTGTGTAAAAAACGCACGTTGTTGTTCTTCTTGCTGTTTTGCATACGCTTCTTGTCTTTTACTAATTTCCTCAAGTTCTTGCTGTCTGATTGTCTTCAATCTATCTAAAGCGTCTTCTGATTCCTCCGCAAGCATGTCAGCATCTTCGTATCGTGCTATTTTACTGTTGATTTGTTCATCAGTATATCCATTATACTTAAGAAGTTCACGTACTACCGCTTTCTGATTGTTTTCATCATCCATATCAAGGTTGTCAAAAGATATACGTTCTTGTTGTCTACTATAAAAATCTTCAAAGCGGCCACCCTGCTTCACATATTCGTCGAGCTGCTATATACGCTCATCTGCATATTCTGGAACAGAGTTTTGTTTTACTACCTCTTTTAGATAATCTGTAAGTTCGTCAACAGTTACAGGTTTATCTTCGTCCTTGATATCTGCCATATTCCAATTCAACGATTGACCGACAGCCTCGAACAAAAGACCAACTTGCTGAGCTTCAATGACATCAGCTTCTGAAGGCTCATTTGGTTCTTCTGTATCTGTACTGTCCGTTGATGGAGTTTTGTCGTTCATTTGCTGAACAACGTTATCGGGAATATCACTGGTATCGTCATTTACGTTGACATCAGTGTCATCCGCATTGCCGTCCTCAGTTGTTGAAACTGGCGGATCTTTTTCATCGTCTTGCGATTCAACAATCGGTTCTGTTTGTGTAGTTATATCATCTATATTAGTAATGCTATCTCCTTCTTCAGCATTACTATAAATATTACCAAGAATATCTTCAAAACCGCTTGGAATTGCGTCTTTCTTTTTCTTTGCCATAATTATAATTATGTTATGTGTTTATTTTATTCACAGTTCATTCTGTGTATTTCTTATTGTAATGTATTATACAACTGATTATTTAATTGTTGTCTTAACTATTTTCCCCTAGACATATTAGGAATAAACATCTACGGTCTGTTTTGATGTATCTACTCCCACGTTTGTGTAACACTTGGAGTAGGTGCAGTATTTAAATCTATGTATGGACTTACCCCATAATGCGGTTGTGGGTTGTATTCGTTATTTACAGGTATATTCAATCGCTGTGGCTAAAATTGTGTTGCCTGATACGTATTTACTGTAGGATTGGACAATTTATATAAATCAGGATTATTCTTTTTGTGTAGTGCCGTAGCCCTACTCATAGATCTCATCCCTGCCAAGTTATTGGTATAATGTTCTTCAGTGTCTTCATAATACCCTTTTTGCTTCAATGCATGTCCATAAGCCTATATAGTAGGTGCATTAACAGCATTTATATATCGACTGGTCATCAAATCTACATATGCTTTTATGAAATCTTCATCCGATTTAAACGTAGTGTATGTTCTCCCATTCCATCCATAGCCACCATAATTATGCTATTCTCTTGCCACTTTACTTCTTCCGTAATCACTTTCCCACGCTAGCTGTCGCATCATGTAATCATGAGCCCTATCTACGTCACTGACGTTTGTCTATAACAACTGTCTATAAAGTAAAGGACTTAATTGAGCAGCAAACGTGTCATACGGGTTTGAAGTTCCACCTGCATATTTTGGTAATTTTGGTTGTTTTAATTTAGGTTTTGTCATATTCATCGTCTCCTATTAAATGTTCCATATAATGACCCAGTTGTTCCTAATCCTAAGAATGGAAGTAATCCATACCTAATATCATTAAGCTTAAAGTTATCTCTTTCTCCTAAAGGAATTCTAACACCTTTATTATCATAAGTTACTGCATCAGCTAGTTTCATTTGATTATTGTTTCTTGTAACAACTTCTTCAAATGTACCATTATACGGTTGTGTTTGTAGAAATGAGGTTTTAATAGCATCAGAAGAAGCAAGTTCATCTAATATTTGTTGTCCATCATTACCATGTCTTTTTCTAATTATCTTAAAAGCATTTGCTGCCGGACTATCTTCTCTTCCAAAATAAGTAGATGCTGTGCCATCATGAACTTTTTGAGCGTTTATATAAAATGCTCTTGGTTCAGAACCATACATTTTAGCATAATCTATTGACGGAGTAAAATAATATCCTCTACCAGCCCAACCTTGGTCGGTTTGTCCAATTAAATTTGGATTAAACACATTAAATTTAGTATTTCCTTTTGCACCATGATATTGAATATCTTTTATTCGAGTATTAGGAGCACTAACTTTAAAATGTAAATCCCTCAATCTTTGAGCTTCAGTCCAGTCACCTCTAGCAATAGCAGCATCTTGTGCAGCAGTCCATTGTTCAGGAGTCATTCTTGCAGCATTCTCTGCTGTTATTTGTGGAGCAGTTCTACCTGTAGCCCACTGAGCAGCAGGAGTGTTTTCAAATACCTTCCTCCATCCATAATCAGGATCTAAGGTATAAGTACTCCAAGACACATTAACTCCTTCAGGGTTAACATACTCAGAATTCCGGACAAAGCCTTTTTTACCATTCCACTGACCAATAGGATAGTTTTGACTTTTGACATGAATCATTCCTGGAGTATCTTTTGTTGCGGTCATAAGTCTTGTCATAGGCTGCCCTTTGACAGAGATAGAAAATGGTTTACCTTCATTCCACCAACTGTAGGGAGTATCAGCGACATCTTTAGGGGTACCTGGGAATAAAAATCCATCTTCCACATAAGCACCTTGGTTGCTAAAAGCCCCTGCACCATTACCTCTATCAAGATGATATAGTAGGTTTGGGTTATCAATCTCTACATCCCCAACTCTTGTCCTAACTTGAGGAGACAGCACTGGACCTCCAATACCACCAAAGGGACTTCTGTCCATCTCTCTTGCAATAAGCTTTCCTCTTGCCCAGTTTTGAGGTCTCGCAAATCCCGTAAGACTTTCACCATACCTTCCCAAGCCATATAGTCCAGCAGTACCAGCAAGTTTGAATACAGGGTTCAGAGCTGCTGTTTCAACAGCAAACTACCCTATAGGATCAGCTCCAGAAAGACCTTGTCTCCTTTGAATATCAGATATTCTGCCGTACTCCCTTCTCATGGCTTCTATTCCGGTAGGTTTTCCAATCACCTCCACTTCAGGTAGTATAACAGCACCTTCCTTTACTTCTCCAACCTTGTCGTATACTCCACCAGTATCAGGATTAACCCTATAACTGTCAACGTATTTTACAAACAAACCATCCTTACCTCCATCGTATTTTGGATATGGAATACCGGATTTGACCGGAGAATCCTCGGCCTAGACTTGATTATCTAGATCTCTTTTCAACCCGTTCGAGTAAGGAAGTTCCCCGGTCTCTTTCCAGTATTTGTATCTTTGTCTAAATGAATTTTTATCTCGCATAAGAAAATCCTCCATCTATTCTATTACCGATTATGTTAGCTGCAACATTAGTAAAGAAGTCGGTAATATCATCGTGACGTATAAAACGCAATATAGCTTTTAACATTGCGTTATTCTCTCTGGTAAGCTATAGAAGCTCTGTTTCTTCATTGTACGTCATATTACTTTTCTCCTGTAGTCTTATTCTTAATTGCAGTTCTGGCCTTAATCTTCTCACGTTCCATAGCAGCATCATCCTTTTGCTTCTGCAGCTCCATTTCATGCTTCATACGCTGCTTTTCAAGATCAATCTTCTTATCTTCAATTTCCTTCTTTTGACGAGCTTCATATCGCTTAATGTAAGCATCTTGATCAATCTTACGTTGCTGTGTAGCATCCTTTGCTATCTCCATTGGATCAGGTATACCGTTGTTATTAGCATCCTTCTCTTCAGTTCCACGATATGCACTAATTTCAGCTACTGCAATCTTAGTCTGATTATCAGCATCAATCTTGTAACGCTCAAGCTCCATCTTAGCTTCCTCAAGCATAAGCTCTTGTTCACGCTGTTCATTCTGCATCTGTTGCAGCTACATAGCCTGTTCTTGCTCAGCTTGCTGTTGCTGTTGCATAGCCTATTCTTGACGCTCCTGCATCTCCTTAAGCTTCTGCTTAATGATGTTGAAGTTATCGTTTGTAAGTACTTCAGCTGCTTCAAGTAAGCTAGCACCATTCTGCATAGCAGGCTGAATAAGCTGTTGTAACTTCTGGATATTCTCCATATCCTTAGAAGTATCGCTCACAAACACATCCATATCTTCATAATAAAAATCATCAGCTATGTCTAATACGCTCTTTCTCCGTTATCAAATACGTATTGTAGTTTCTTTTTACCTGTTTGCTCCCATGCACCTTTTGCTGTATTTAGCAGCATATTGAGTACGTGACGTTTACATTGGTTGTGTACCCAGAATAAAGGTTCGGTGATGTGTGAAGACTATACAACAGACCTTTCAACATTACCAACGAGTTCGTGGGTAGAAATGGATCCCATTCGTTGTTCCGTAATACCAGAAATAGTACCTGCAAGCTCTTCTATCTTATCCATCAATTGAATATACTCAGCGATCACATTTGACATGGTGAGATCAAGAGCTGTAATTTGATTAAATGTAGCAGGCTTTCCACCCTCTCGTCCTGGAACATTCCAGCCTTCTTCATAAGGATTTATAAAGTTTACACCAACACTAGACAAATAATGCATCCACCTGTCTGGAGTTATGTTCATAGACTTAGGTATCTGCGTAATATCCATGTTTACTACTTTTCCCTTATCCCTCGCAATAGCCAATTCAAGACGGTACCAAAGGACGATATACATATACTGTAGAGGTTTAAGTATAGATACCAAAGACCTGGGACGACTATTAGTGTTAGAATAGACGCATCCGCAGTAAGGAAGTTTTTGAGAGTTAGGGTTATCAATGGAGACGTGCTGATACTCAATAGGCTGAATACCAAAATAAAGATCAGTGCCTGCTCGATAACCTTCCCATACTTCTACAATCCAGTCTTCATCTACAGAAACTTCTGTACCAACCTTTTTGTACATTTCGTCTACGATAGTAACTTGAGGTTGCCCAGCTTCATCTAAAGTTGTAACATAATATATCTTTTTAAAAGACTTCCAACAGCAATGCCAAACGTCAATAGCATATCTTGTCTTCTGGTCCATCAACGGATTGTCGTAGATATGCATCTGTATACTGTTAAAATTGTCTACAGGATCTTTCTCTCCAACGTCGTTTGATGGACGTCCTGTAAGCATTTCGTTAAGCTTATCTAAGTCTTTAGTAGTTAACTTGTCGTAGTAACGATCGTATATCTCAGCAACCGGTAAACGCATTCTACGGCAACACCAAGATCCATCTTCAATGAATTCTAGATCTGGAGCATGGTCGTATGAAAAATACATTGGGTTGACTCTTTCCATATAAGGTTCGTCGTTGTTTATACCAACATAGTAAACCTCGATTCCTGCTATAAGACCGTCTTTCCAACCCTTCATGAATTCATTATCCAAACACAGCTTTTCTCGTAAATAAACAAGAGTGTGATATGCAGTATTTTCAACAATGTCTTTATAGTCTCTTTGCATATATTTAGCAATGGCTTCTGGAGGCATTATTTCTCCGTTTTGTAACTATTGCTGAAACTTCGCTTGTTCTTCTGGACTCATTCGGGCAGTAATAGAAGCCATAATGTATTGCATCAGCATTTCTTTTTCTTGGTCCATCAGTTCTGATGCAGCTTCTTGGGAGGTTCTAACAACCCTAAAATTCATAGGACGTTTTGTTTCTTCTCCTATGAGGAGGTCTATCTTTGGTCGTATAATATTAAAGTCTTGCGGAGTTGCAGGAAAACCATCTTCGACCTTAAAGGGGTTTGTTATCCTCTTAAAATCTTTTTCGTCGAAGATACTATTGTATAAGTTATAATAGGTTTGTATCTCCCCGAAACGTGTCTTAGTAGTTCCACCAGACACTACATTTCCTTCTCCTATGATATAATTTATACAGTCGTGTTGCCACTGTTCTGTTTTCTTTGATAGTGGTAATTTCTGTTGAGGAAATGTTGCATTATATAAATTATCTTCTACTCTTACCATGATTAAAAGCT